ACGGCAAAGCGTATTTTTTTGGATCAATGTAAGGAATAAAAAATGGCATCAGGAATATTGGGTCAAACAGATATAACTAGCGCAAATACTGACACAAGTATTTACACGGTTCCGTCTGCAAAAACTGCATCGCTTACTTTATCGTTAGTTAATAGAAGCACATCATCTGCCGCAATTAGAGTAGGGTTGTGTGCATCAGGTTCTATCGGTGATGCAGAATATATTGAGTACGAAACGATACTGCCACCTAAAGGTGTATTAGAACGTACAGGAATTGTAATGCAAGCAACTAAACAACTTGTAGTGCGAACTGACACGGCAAACATATCTGCCAGTGCCTATGGATTTGAGGAATAAGATAATGGGTAGACAACTTATTACAAATTTACCACGATTAAAAATAATTCGTAATCAGTACAATAGTGGAGACAGTTCCCATAAAGGCAATGCGTTACAATACACCGTGCCATCAAATAAAATTGCACAAATTAATTTGGATTCTGTAAGCTGTTTGAGAAGTGAAGACTCATATATAGAACGTGCAGTTTTTCAATTAGTCGCTCAAAAAACTAGCGGAAGTGGAAAGTTTCTAAGTAACTTTGCTATTGGTGGTTATGAAAACTCGTCAAGCAATACTGGGCAAATGGTATCATTTCGGCCTTGGTATAATTTTATGGAAGGTCATCATTCTACGCACAGAAATACTGGTACTGGCACTGCTTCATTTTTTGGTACTAGTTCTTCGCGATTTTTAGAGCATGCGTTTTCTGGTAATAACAATGATTTGAGTTCTACTCCTTCTGATAATATTGGGAATGATCCATCTATGACAAATCAAAATAGCCCCTACGGGCCATCTTATAACAGATCGTCAATATGTGATGCTCAGAAGGATTACATTGTTCCTGCTGGAACACAAATTTATTTTCAGTATCGTGTTGATCATAATACTGGCCCGACTCAAACGTATAACCAAATTGACATAACTCTCAAAGTAGAAGAGATGGATGACTATGCTTAAAACATTTAATGACGGTGTTTGCATACAAACCGTATCGTCTAATAATTATAATTTTGCAAAACAAGAAGCCGAAGCATATGGATGGGTTGCTGTAGAAAGTAACAATATTAATGAAGAAATTCTTGTAGATGGAAAATTACATGAAGTAACTCGTCCATGGGAGTTTGATGTTAACAAACGAGTAGAAATTACAGGGTTTGAGTTAGTAGATGGTGCATATCGATACACGTATACAGAACACGATATAACAGAAGAAAATGCAGCACAAGAAGCACTAGATTTAGCTGCAAAAGCTGTAAATACTAGATCACGACGCAATAATTTGTTAGCGGAAACAGATTTTTATGCTTTATCAGATGTTACAATGTCGGAAGCTATGAAGACCTATCGACAAACATTACGCGACCTTCCAGAGCAAGAAGGTTGGCCTAATGTAGATTTTCCAGAAAAACCTGAGGAATAAAACAGTGGAAAAGAGCATAGACTACAGCAAAATAGAGCCGTATCATTATTCAAATTGGTTAGGTAGCTTATCATTTGATGATTTGCAAAAACTTAGGCAAGTTGTTAGAAAAGTACACATGAAAAACTATCCTGCAAGTCATATGACAGAAAGGGAGATGGATCGCATTATTGAAGCTATTGGCCCAAGGGTAGCAGAGCAACAATTGAAAGCACTAATTGATGCAGGAAAACTTAACTAACGGCTATAAATTCGAATACAAGCCGGGTGGTGATGTTCTCAAAAAATTTTTAAAAGACAATGCTTTTGTTAGAGGCATTAGAGGGCCAGTAGGATCTGGCAAATCGGTGAGTTGTTGCATCGAAGTAATGCGCAGGGCTTGTCAGCAAGAACCTGATAAAACAGGCATAAGAAGATCGCGTTGGGGCATTATACGCAACACAAATCCGCAGTTACGCACAACAACAATAAAAACATGGCTAGATTGGTATCCAGAAGATGTTTTTGGGATATTTAAATGGTCTGTGCCATATACACACTTAGTTAAGTTTGCCGATGTTGAAATAGAAGTTATTTTTTTAGCATTAGACCGCGACGAAGATGTTAGAAAATTGTTGTCTATTGAATTTACCGGGATATGGATAAATGAGGCGCGAGAAGTGCCTAAATCTATTATTGATGCCTGTACTATGCGTGTTGGCAGATTTCCAAGCAAAAAAGATGGTGGCCCCACTTGGTATGGCGTTGTTATGGATACTAACGCACCCGATGAAGACCATTGGTGGGCTATTATGTCAGGCGAAGTGCCATTGCCTGAGTATATAACAAGAGAAGAAGCTATGATGTTGGTCTGTCCTGATGATTGGACGTTCTATACGCAACCTAGCGCATTGAAAGAGATCAAAGCGCCTGATGGGGAAGTTCTTGATTATCAGCCAAATAAAGACGCTGAAAATAAAGAAAACCTTGTCGATACGTATTACCCGAAACTAATAGCAGGGAAGACAAAATCATGGATAGACGTTTATGTAATGAACAGGATAGGCAACGTAGTAGAAGGCAAGCCTGTATATCCCAACTTTGCAGCCGAAATTCATTTAGCAAAAGAACCCATACCGACATCAGGCCAAGATCTCATTATTGGAATGGATTTCGGTTTGACTCCGGCGGCTGTATTTACCCAACGTCTTCCTACAGGCCGATGGTTGGTATTAGCAGAATTGGTAGCATCAAACATGGGTACAGAAAAATTTGCCCAAGAGGTAAAAAGCGTTATAGCGCGCAAATTCCCAGACCATTTCGATAACGCTATAATTTATGGCGACCCAAGCGGTGATTACCGCGCTCAAACAGATGAGCGAACACCGTTTTCAATTCTTAGAGCCGCAGGATTGAAAGCGTACCCTGCCCCTACTAATGATCCTAGTTTACGGATAGATAGTGTGGATGGGGTTTTGACTCGCGTTGTTCAAGGCAAAGCAGGATTTCTATTAGATCCTAGCTGTACTGTCTTGAAGCGCGGGTTTGAAGGAGGATATGCCTACAATAGAGTAAGAGCGACAGGAGCAACAGAAAGATTTCATGATGCTCCCGATAAAAACAAGTTTTCACATATACATGACGCTTTGCAGTACGCTATTACTGGTGGTGGCGAAAGTCGCAAAATGATGGGCCAAAAACAAGGCAAGATAGCTAACGGTAAATCGTTTTATGATCCGTTTGACAGGCAAAAGCACGTTATGCAAAACAAGAAAAGAGCAAACGATAAATGGGAACAAATATTTCGACGTGGTACTTAGTATTTATAGCAAGACAAAAACAATATTGGTGGGATTATATTTTTTGTCGAGGTAAGTACAAACACGTATGCGCTTTAGGCTATGATGCGTCCGATGACCAATGGTATTTATATGATTGGTCGTTTATTGGAGTGCATTTTTATAAATTTAGCGATGATCAATTAGATAATTTTATCGTACACGTTTTAAGGCGCGGTGGATCGATATTGCGCAAACCGCAAACAAAAGAATCTTATAAAAAACTATGTTTTCCGCTTGCGACTTGTGTGGCGGGTGCTAAACACTTAGTTAAGTTTAAATCATTAGCTTTTACCCCTACGCAATTGTTTTGTGCGTACACAAAGGCGGGTGCAAAGCGTTCTTTTGTAACTTCGGACACAAATTTATCAACAGATGAGGTAGCGTCATGGGATTAAAAATTACAATTACCCCCGGCAAAAAAAAGAAACCAAAAACTAAATCTAAATCAAAAATGATGAAGAAGAAAAAATAATGGGCGCTATTGGTAAGATATTTAGTGGGCCTGACGAAGATCCTCAACTAAAAGCTGATAGAGATGCGTCTCGACGAATGGCAGAAGAAGAAAAGCGTAGAGCTGAACAAAAAGCGGCTAATCTACGTTCTGCACGTTTGAGTGGTAGAGTAGGTTTTTCTAGCTTGTTGGGGGCGGGATTAGGCGGTGAGTCTAAAAACAAAAAAAGTTTGTTGGGATAACATATGACCCCCAAAACACTGAAAGATAAGGCTGAACAAGCCTTTACTAAACGTGATAGATATAAGCCCTTGTTTCAAGACGCATATGACTACACTATGCCAACGAGACAGGGGTTTGATCATAGCGATCAAATAGGTCTATCAAGAACAGATAGAATATTTGATGAGACGGCTGTAGTCGGTGTTACAGAATTTGCAGCCGAATTGCAAAGTTCATTGATACCACCGTTTGCTAGATGGGCAAATCTTGTAGCTGGCAGTGATATTGAAGACAAAGAAGAAGCAGAAGAAATCAATGCTGAACTACAAAGAATTACCGAAAAAGTTTTCGATCACATAGCAAACTCTAATTTTGATCAAGAAGTAAATGAGGCGTTGCATGACCTTGCTGTGGGTACTGGTGTTCTTAACATTCTTCCGGGAGATGCTGTCGATCCTTTGAGATTCCAAGCAATACCGTTGACAGAAATCGCTATAGAAGATGGCCCTGACGGTTTAATAGATGATGTGCATTACAGAAAGTTTTGTCGCGTAGATCATATTCCTATTATGTTTCCTGACACACCGAAAGAGGTTTTGGAAACAATACAGCATCGTAATTCAAGCAACGATCAAATAGAAGTTATACAGTCAACAATGCGTGACAGATCAACTGCCAATGTTAGAAATTGGGATTATGTTGCGCATATACCTAGTATAGAAACGGAATTAGCAAGAGAACGATACTCAGGTCGTGGTTCAAATCCGTGGGTGTTGTTCCGTTGGAGCAAAGCGGCAGGGGAAAGTTATGGTCGTGGCCCTGTTATTAATGCTTTGCCAGCGATAAGAACGTGTAATCTTGTAGTGCAGCTTATACTTGAAAATGCAGATATGGCTGTTACTGGAATGTGGCAAGCGGATGATGACGGGGTGATAAATCCAGATAGCATTAACTTAAGACCGGGAATCATCATTCCACGCGCCCCCGGATCACGAATAGATCCTTTACAGACCCCCGCACGATTTGATGTGGGGCAACTTGTGTTGGACGATATGCGTCATAACATAAAAAAAGCATTATATAATCAACAACTAGGGAGACCGCATGAAGCTACCCCAATGTCGGCTACTGAGGTCGCGGAGCGTATGGCTCAATTGGCTCAAGAAATTGGCCCGGCTTTTGGGCGATTAATGAAAGAATTAGTAGAGCCTGTTATTCAGCGTGTTGTGTACATTATGAAGAAAAAAGGCCTCATTGAAATACCAACAATAAATGGCAAGGCAATAAAAATAGTATCACAATCGCCATTAGCAGCCGCACAACGTATGCAAGACGTTACAAATATGGATCAGTTTATGCAACGCATGGTTGCTATTTTTGGCCCACAAATAACACAAGTATTAGTAGATCAAGATGAAACAGCAAGATGGTATGCAGAAAGACAGCAAGTGCCATTTAAGTTGTTGCGTGATCCAGAACAACAAGCGTCATTATTGCAAAATACAATTGGTGATTTAGCGCCTGTATTAGATCAACAAAGGGGAGAGCCACAATAGATGCACTCGAAAGCCACGATTGCGCATAACGCACATAAGTTTTTTACGAGTCGAGATGGTGAAATTGTCATTGATTATTTACGCAGTATCACTATGAATACGGTTTTACAACCACCAATAGATCCAAACGAAGCGGTATACATGGAAGGGAGAAGATCAGTATACGCAGACATAATGCAATTAATAGAAACAGCCGAAAGACTATTAGAAAAACAAGGAGCAGATAAGGATGGAAGAACAGTCACAAACCTCTGGAACAGAGCAAACAACCGAATCAACGGAAGCGGTAAGACCTGATAACATTCCCGAAAAGTTCTGGGATGCCAGTACAGGCTCAGTTGCCACAGACCAAATGGCTGACGCATACACACAGTTGGAAAAAGCGTTTCATCAAAAAACGGAAACGTTACGTGAAGAAATTGCAAACGAAAGGCTGTCAGATAGACCTGAGAGTTTAGATAAATATACCTTGCCAGAAATTGAAGGGTTAGGAAACGATGATTGGCAAGTAAATTTTTGGCGAGAACAGGCATATGAATTAGGTTTAAATGACGAACAGTTTGGCAAAGTTGTTAATGCGTTTGCTGAAAAAAGCATAGCTGCAATGCCAGATTTCGACGCAGAAAAAGCTAAATTAGGCGATGATGCAGACACACGATTGGAGGCAATAACAGCATGGGCTGATACGCTAGATGATAACACAAAAAGTCGTATTTATGATATTGCCGTAACAGCAGATGGTGTAAATGCAGTAGAAACACTTATGGCCCTTGCGCAAAAAAGTTCGAGTGTTGTTAGCGATCAACAAACTGCAACGCCAGCAAAAACACAAGAGGAATTGCAACAGATGATGAACGATGAACGATATTGGAATCCAGCAATGCGAGATCCTCGTCTTGTTGCAGAAATTGAAAAAGGTTTTGCAAAACTAAACCAATGATGAAAGGTAAACACAATGCCAGCTCCGAGTAAAACAAAAGGTGGTCGGGTATCTCGTTATCCTAGTCCAACATCAAAGATGTCGCTCAAAAAGAAACGTAAAAAACCTGCTAAAAGAATGGTTAAGTAAATGAGGTGGTCTGAAGTCACGGTTCTTGTATTGGCAATAATTATATTGTTCTTTACGTTCCGTGATTCTCAGGCAACTAGTGATTTAGATGATGCTATGGAAACACAAATGAATAGTTATTTGCCGTGTTTGCCAACGCAACAAACTATTGATCAATTAAAAAATTTAGGGGAAGAACGCATTTGGCGTGGTTTATCTGCAAGGGGCCATATAACAGAAATTTGGGTTAATAAAAAAACTCTTAAATGGTCAGCCGTAGTACACACGCCATCAGGACATAGTTGTTTGCCAGATGGAGGGGATCATGGAGAAATTCTACAAAAACCGGGGGCATAATGGAAGGAATAGACGCTCTTGACTTGCTGAATACAGCTATCGCAGCTTTTGCGATTCTGGGTGGTATGGTATACGCGATTATAAAAACAAAAGTTGATGTTGAACATTTAAATAAAAAAGTAGAAACTCTATTTAACTTAGTTAACAATCTTAGAGACAGGGACAGATAAATGGCAAAACGACCCGGACTTTATGCAAACATTCATGCAAAACGAAAAAGAATTAAAGCTGGCAGTGGTGAAAAAATGAGAAAGCCCGGAACAAAAGGCGCTCCTACTAAAAAAGCATTTGTACAATCTGCTAAAACAGCAAAAAAACGTAAGAAGAGGGCATAATGGCTAAAACTCCTGCATGGCAACGAAAAGCAGGAAAGAGCAAAAGCGGTGGCTTAAACGCAAAAGGTCGTGCAAGTTACAATAGAAGAACAGGTGGCAATCTTAAAGCCCCTGTAACAACAAAGCCGTCTAAACTTAAAAAAGGTAGTAAAGCGGCTAAAAGAAGAAAGTCTTTTTGCTCACGCATGAAGGGCATGAAGCGTAAATTGACTAGCGCAAAAACTGCTAGAGATCCTAATAGCAGAATTAATAAATCACTTAGAAAGTGGAATTGTTAGCTTTTGTGCGTAACAATACATTCTTTGCTAAATTACTGGTAATTATCGGCCCATGCGGTTGTAACTCTGGCCCGTAAGGAACAACCAGATACAGTTACAGACGTTGGAACAACCGTTTAGTGTAATTTTAACTGCAAAGGAATTGTAAAATGGCAGCACCTACCATAGACAATACCTTTATCTCGCAGTTTGAGAGTGAAGTACACGTTGCTTTCCAGCGCATGGGTTCTAAACTCCGAAACACAGTACGCGAGAAGAAGGTATCTGCCCAAGACGACACTTTTCCAAAAATTGGTAAAGGCGTTGCAGGGCAAAAAGCTCGTCACGGTAAAGTGCCATTGATGAACCTTGATCACTCTAAAGTTAAGGTCTCAATGGATGACTACTACACTGGCGAACTAATTGATAAGCTGGACATGCTAAAGACCAACATCGACGAACGACAAGTTACTGTGCAAGCAATTGCAGGGGCATTAGGTCGTAAAGTTGACGAGGTTCTTACAACAACTATGGATAGCGCTACAACTGGCACATCAGAAAGCCCACAAGGGGCTGACAATGTTGTTGTTCATGGCAGCACTGGCTTAACAAAAGCTAAAATCCAAGGTGTTCATCAAAGATTCGGAGACAGAGATGTTCCCGATGATGGACAGCGATACTGGCCTGTTAGCCCTGCTGGTTGGGTTGATCTTATCGACATCCAAGAGTTTTCTGACGCTGATTATATTGGCCCAGATCAACTTCCTTGGCCTACTGGCATTACGGCAAAACGTTGGTTTGGTTTCTTGTGGTGGTCTTTCTCTGGTCTACCTATTTCTGGTAGCACAAGAAAAAGTTTCTGTTACCACAGAAGCGCAGTCGGCCTTGGCATGAACGCTGAACCACAAATCACACCATCATATGAGAACGAATATGCGGCTTTCTTGTTCGTAGGTTCGTTAGCACTTGGTAGTGTTATTATTGACCAAGATGGACTTGAAGAAGTCCAGTACACAGAATAGGGGGAGGTTATCATGGCTTTTACTTTTAATACACTTTCCCGAGTAGCCCAAGGTGCAGGATTTACGCAGTATATGTATGCAACTTCTGATGCAAAAAATACTGTTGATACTGCTGGCTACTTTAATGGTGCAGCCGACTTTCTTAATGTCAATGACATTATATTAGTCAAAGCATCAGATGGTGTTGGTCAAGTCATTGTAAACGATGTAACCGCAGGTGCAGTAGACACCGGGGACGTTGACGCAATAACTGAAACTGACAGCAGATAGATCCCTTCGGGGTATAGGGGGAGGTGTTGGACTGATTTGGCTCTTTCTCAGTCTTGCCCTCCCTCAACTTTTAAGGAGTAGATAGTGAGCAAAACCAAAATTGATATTGTAAACTCGGCTTTGGTTCTAGTTGGCGATAATCCTATAACTTCTTTGGACGATCAAACTACACAAGCATTAGTAGCCAATACTTTATTAGACGATATTGTAGAGGCAGAATTATTTGAAACGCGATGGAGGTTTGCGCTAAATACATCTGTATCTACTTTTGTGTCGAGCAAAACACACCCAACAGGATTAGGTGTTTTTCAAATACCATCAGGAACTATACGCATATGGAACGTGTTAGAACGTGGCAAGTCTATTCTCGGTGAATGGGAAATGGAGGGCGATAAACTGCTTGTAGATGCAGATGCAAACTCTGATATAGCTATAGAACGAACTGTTGAACCACACGTTGCATACTGGCCTCCACATTTCCGTATGGCAATTATACACGCTCTTGCTGCAGTGTTTTGTATGGGCTTAACTGACAATGACGATAAATCAAAGCTGTTATCAGCCGTAGGAGATACATACAGACGCAAAGCCAGAGCGCAAGATAGTGGTCAATCAACGCCAAGAGTAGTTAACACATCGCAAATGCTTGCATCACGTAGAGGCGTAAGGTCAGGTAATGAAGGTCTTATTTGATGGCGAGAGCAACAAGTACACTAAGCACATTTTCAAGTGGAGAACTTGATCCACGAATGAGAGGTCGTACAGACCTTAAACATTATTTGCAAGGTGCTTTGCGTATGCGTAATTTTCGTCAATTAGCGCAAGGCGGTGTTTCAACACGCCCCGGCACAGATATGATTGCAGAACTTGACGGTAAGGCAAGAATCATTCCGTTTATTTTTTCTGAATCAACATCTTATGTGTTGGCATTTACTGAATATAATTGTGCGGTATTGGCTGGTAGAGATTGGCGTATTGTTACTCAATTTGGACACCGATTTTCTTTAACTCAAGTGCAAACAATGGACTTTGCTCAATTTGCTGACACTATGATATTGGTGCATGAGCAAGTAAGGCCACAAGTTCTCAAACGTACAGATATGAACACGTTTGAAATTACCGATTTAACTTTTGATGACAACGAAACAGAAACAAGGTTGCATCAACCGTATTTCAAATTTACTGCACCAGAAGTACATTTAGTATTTGGAAGTACGTCAGGATTTGCGGCTGGCACAACCGTAGCTGTGGGAACGTACAAAAACAATGGACAGCAAACAGTTAATAATTTTTGGAACGCTGATCACGTTGGCAAACGGTTTCAAATTTTAGATGTTGGCGACAACACATTTAAAGAGTTTGAAGTATTATCATTGTCTACAGCAAACACTTATGATGCGTCCGTAATATTAAAAGACACATTAACTAGCCAAGCAGCGCAGTTAACGTTGGATTGGGGAGAACCTTTATTTAGTGATCTACGTGGATACCCTAACACAACGTGTTTCAGAGAAGGTAGGTTGTGGTTTGCGGGTAGCCCCGGAAGACCGAGTGGTATTATTGCGTCAAAAGTGGAACAATTTTTTAATTTTGACGTAGGCACAGCGTTAGACGATGAAGCAATTGATTTTAGCGCGGCAACGTCAGAAGTCAGAAAAATAGAATATCTTATTCCGGGAAGAGATTTAACTATATTTACAGACGGAGCAGAAATGTTTACGTCAGTAGATGATGGTGAAGCAATTACACCAACTAACATGAACGTCAAACCACAAACTTTTTACGGATGCAAAAGAGTAAAACCGTATGTTTTTGACAGCGCAATACTGTTCGCTCAACGTGGCAATGGACGCAATATAAGAGAATATTTTTACAAAGACTTAAACCAATCATATAGCAGTAGTTCTATATCGATATTAGCAGGACATTTGGTTAACAAGCCTGTAGATGCAGCCGTCCTTACAAGCGCAGATTTTGCAGAACAATATGCGTTTTATGTTATGGAAAATGGTTCTATGGCTTGTTTTCATAGTATCCGCGAAGAAGAAACGCGTGGATGGTCATTATGGTTTCCCGGTGTAAGTGACGCGGGAGAAAAGTCAGATATTGTTGGTTATGCAAATTCGGATATAACGATGGCTAGTCAGAATACATTTATGAGCCAGTTAGATGTGTTTCAGTCTGCAAGTACAGGAGATCGTTTTATAAGTGTTTGTGTAGTAAATGATGATTTGTTTGTTGTAAGTCAAAGATCAATAGCAGGAACTACTAGATATTTTTTAGAGCGTTTTAATATTGATCGTTATTTTGATATGGGAATTACACAAACATCTACGACGCCAACGCGAACATTTACTGGCTTTGATGATTTTGCTAACCATGAAGTAGCAGTAAGAAGTCGTAAAGCATTTATAGGCACTTATAAAATTACAGGCGCAGGACAATTAATATTACCAGAATCTATCGAACCACAAGTAATGATAGATGTTGGTTTGCCATTTTTAGCTTACTTAAAACCAATGCCATTTGACGCGCCAACAAGAAGCGGTGATCTTACTGGTCGTAAACGAAGATTAAACAAACTTATTATAGAAACGTTTGATACATTAGCATTGTCAGCGCGAAACGAGGTATTGCTAACTAGAGAAGTAACAGAAGATTTAGCAGGGCAACCAACAGGAACAAGTGGCCCACACGAATTTAAATTTTTAGGTTACAGTAGAGAACCTACTGTGACATTAACATTAACAGAACCAATGAAAGCAACAATATTATCAATGCAAGCGGAGTTGTCGTACTAATGGGTGATCCAGTAACAATGTTAGCAATAGCCAGCACTGCTGTTGGAACTGTTGCACAAATAAAAGCAGGGAACGTAGCCGAAGCGAGAGCGAAAGAAGCGGCTGCACAACGAGAACTTGAAATGCAAAGACAGCAAGCGCAGTTAAAACGCGAAAGCGCAGAACGCAGGGCGCGTAATAGAGCGTTGCAAGCAGCTTATGGTGGCGGTTCGTCAGGACGATCAGCATTAGCGTTAAGCGCGGAAAACTTGCGTAGAGATGCAGATAACCAGTTAGCAGTGTCGGTTACTGGCAGAAGCCAAAGTAGAGCGTTTTTATTGCAAGGAAAAGAAGCAAAAATAAGCGCATATGCAGGCGCGGCTGACACAGCTTTTAGTGGTGGTAGGTCGTTACTCAAAGGTGGTATGAGTGGTCGCAGTTCCTCTTTTAATAGAGGGTATACAACGAGGACATAGTTATGGCATTGAAACGCGAAACTAGAAATGTATCTATTGGGAATATGCCAATCGTACAGCCTGCTTCGCAGGATGCGTTAGCTAATTTTGCACGTAGAGCGCAACAAGATTTTGTCCAAGAAAAAGAATTAGAAAAGCGTGATAACGATGCAATGTATGTGTCGAAACAAAAAAGCGCATTATTCGACCGCATTACACAAATAAAATTGAGCCAAGAAATACCCGACCCGACAGCGTTTGCAAAAGAAATAGGGACGCACGTTAGGACAACATTGCGTAACGCAGAAAATGATGAACAACGTGTGCAAATGCAGTTAGCATACGATCCTATAATTAGCGCAACAATGAATGATTTAGCTGAAAAAAGAGCAATATATAATTCAGATGTTACGTTATCCGAAATAGATGACTCTACACAACAACTTGTTGATGAGTTTGATGTATTGGGAGAAAACGCACAGCGATTAATATTAAAAAACGGAACAATGGACGGAGAGATTGATCAATGGTTTGATCAAAAAGTTCGTAAATCATTGGGCCGTTATAGCCCGGCACAAGCAAAAATTGATGCAAGAGAAGTTAAAACGCAACTGCGAACAAAGTTAGCGTTTAATGAATATATGACAACATTGCAAACATTGGGAAAAACTGCGGCTGATGAGCAGTTAGCAAAGACGGCTGCAGATTGGTCGAAGACAGCAAAAGGAGAACACAACTTTCGTCAAGATGTGCGGATGCAATTAAGCTCATTAAACGTGCAAAACAAAATTAAAAAACTTTATAACACTGCACTTAATAAATTCACTGAGGCATCGCACAACGAGCGTAAAATGATGTTGTCTAGTCTGGAAGGAAAAATACCAGAAGACATGATGCAACAATTGCGAGAAACAGTAGAAACAGGAAACAAAGTAATTGCATCAGCAGATTATGCGGCTGTTGTAGGACTTGAACTAGAGGGCGCTATAACAGAAAAAGACATTAATGACACAGCATCAAAATTAAGTTTATATGCAAAAACACCGGGCGATAGAGCAGCGTTGGCAAGATTAGTGGGGCAAGCAAAACAAAATATAATTAGAGATAAAGTCAAAGAACAGGCAGACGAGGCTAAAGATGCAAATAAACGATTAGATGAAAGTGGGTTAGCCGATGTTTTGGATGTAATTAAATTAAATGGTGTGCCAACAGATCCAAAAGTATTAGGAAGTATAACTAGCCATTACCCAGATGGGCGACCAATAACAAATCCATCACATATAAAAGCTATTAGAAATGCAATTAGAACAGCTAGTACAGAAGGTAAAGCGTTGCGTGATTGGGTAAGCGCAGGAAGACCCGGAACACCAAACGCTACTATTGTCGCGGGATTAGAAAAAGATTTTGGCAAGAAAGCAGGAGCCGCTTGGCAAGCATATTTAAGTGGTGACAACACACCGGGAGTTGTTGAAGCTATAGGTGGTTGGATGACAACTAACAAATATATGCCAAAACAAATTGCTGATCATTACAAGTTTGCGGATATATCGAAAGCACCAACAGCACAAGTACAACAATTAAGTCGTTTTTATGAATTTGTTCGGAGCAATCTTGAGCCAACACAAAACATTACAAAGGTTATGGCAAACATAGATCCAACAACTAAAATTATGTTGTCACGGTTTGCATTAATTAAACCAGAAGAACAAGCAAGTTGGTTAGCAAATTGGCAACAAGAGTTAGCATTAGCACAAAATAATCCTGAGAAAACACGACAAGCTATTCTTGCGCAAAAAATAACAAAGCCTGCAAAAGATGGTGAACCGCATATGATCGAGCAAGGTGTTGTTGATTATGTACAAACATCGAAAATGTTCGATTGGGCGAAAATGGTACTCAATACTAAAGCGGTAGCAGTAGAAGGATATTTTGATACATGGCAACACCGTAATAAAATTACAACGTTTTTAGATGAGGCTCGTAGTTTCGATAAAAATTCTATACTTGGTTATTTGTTTGGTAAAGGGATCGGGGATCAACCGTTTTACATAAGTCCAAGCGCAGTAAAAGAAATATCAAATGGCGCTGCAGCCGATTTTGTTCAACATTCTGGCATTGGAAGCGAACGAGAGTTTGTCGAAGGTGGCATAGAAAAAGTTGCTCATAATATTGGTTACAGCAATTTTCTGCGTCCAGAAAGTATGTTTGCTAGCGAAGATGATCACTACAGAACGATACAAGTGTTTTCGCCAGAACAAACATATCCCGATATAACGCCAGATCGCATGGCTGCAATTTACACTGAATTAGCAGGAGCGGCTTACGACTTAAATCCAAATGTAGAAGAAATGTTAAATTTCCCACCAACAAGTCAATACAGACAAGCTGACGGCAAATTAAATTTTGGAGAGTTGTTTGATGACGGTCGTTTGATGTTGGCAAGCCCTCTTAAACTTAGCAATGGCGATGTGTTGTATAAAATAATTGTTAAGGGAGATGATGGAAGGTGGAAAACTATACCTAATTATAGTTCAGCAAATGTTCCATCTAGCGATTACTTCAATATAAACAATGTAAAGTTATTAGAAAACAGAACAAGACACACTAAAATTTTTGGTGATTTAGATTAATGGTGCAACTTACAGACAAAACTGCACCGCCGTCGGAGTTAGATGACGAGGTAGCATTTGCAGGGGCAGAACGTGCCGATCCGTTAGCAGGATTAATTGCAGAGCAACAACGTTTGCAAACGGAAAAAAAATACATCGTAAGAGATGTGCCAAATGCAAAAAATGCCAATGAAACGTTTGACGAATATGCGGAAAGAAAAGGGTTAATTAGAAAAGCTGTTCCTTGGAGAGCAGATGTAAACCCATTAACTCCGGGTCAACAAGCATTTGAAGCACAGTTTGAGGCGCAACAACCAAAAGAAGGGCAACAGAATTTGCGCGCTTTTGCTGCGGGTATTGGTGATCTGTTTCCAAACCTCCCGCAATATATGGTCGATCAAGCGCTGTATAAAATATCAGAAAATTTAGGCGATCCTATACCGGGTTTGCGCACTGAATTTCCTCCTGATCCTAATTTCGATTTAATGGCACAATTAAAAGAAGACAAAAGAGAGTTGTTAGCCCCTTTCTATGAAGGTGTTGATAGCTTCGAAAAATACGCATCAGTCACGCATTATTTAGAACTAGAAGAAGAACGAAAACAAATAATACGAGAAGCCCCTGCGGATTATTCATTAGGTGGTATTGTTGGCATAGCGGCATTGCCGGAAGCGTGGGTAGCATTGGGTGTTAAGGGTGGCGCTAAACAAATTATCAAACAATCATTAAAAGCTGGAATGTATAGTGGGTTGCGGAATTATGGTTTAGAGGTGCAGAAACAAGCTAACCCTGATTACTCAAGGGCTGTAACAGCAACAACGCAAGAGATAGCAATGACTATGGCGTTAGGTGGGTTGTTTAGAGTAATTGGTCGCGGGGGATCTGCTATAAAAACACGTTACAACAAAACATTAAACGCAGAAGATGCTTCGGCTGCACACGCAACAGGAGAAAAAGTTGCTAAAGAACCGGGATTAGCGGCTGAAGACGGAGTGTTAAAAGGTAAAGATATACCAGAACCATCACCAGAAAGCGTAGGTGCAGCTAGTAATTTTAGTGGTAGAAAGCGTACGTTAGGTGAAGAACTGCAAGGCAATGCGTTTGACAAAACATATGCGGGGCTAGATTTTATTACACCGATAGGGCGTATACTTAGTTCGGGTGATGTAAACGCAAAACAGTTAATGTTAGATGTGTTTGAGGTTGTGCCACGACTCGTAAAAAATACTGAGCGTATGGCGTATCAAGCTACAGAAACAGCAGTAGAGACACTTATACGCACAAAGTATCGTGGCGACATAGGCCGTATGCACCAATCAATTTATAATAATTACTGGAAGATGATTGGTAGAGAAGGCGCTGGTGGAGCAAGAAAACTAATGGGAACATTAGGGTTCCGTCCATCCAGCCGTATGCCTACTGCATTAGAGTTCAGACAAATGGTGAGCGAGGCTAGACGATCAGGAGTTAAGTCGGACATACCAGAAGTAAATCATGCACTCAAAGAAGTTGATATGATTTTTAATAAATATATGGATGAGATGATTGAGTTAGGTATTCCTTGGGATAATTTAACAAGGCAGATAAAACGATTAAGTGAACGTGGAGGTAAAAATGCAGCAGAAGAAATAGCTAATTTACAAAAACAAATAGAAGAGATTAAAAAAGGCATAAGAGCAAACGCAACAACTTTTCTACCTCGTTTGTGGCGTAAAGATAAAATAGAAGCAAAGTTTGATGAGTTTGTAGAAAAACTTATGCAAGATGGGCAAATCTCAAGGCGTGAAGCGCAAAAGATTGCGCATCGTCTGAAAGATTATAAACCTTATATCGAAGCGACAGACAAAAGCCAAACTGGTGCCGCTAGTAGTTTTCATGCAAGAGAACTTAATTGGATCAAAGACAGTGATTACGCAGAGTTTTTGGAAAACGATATACTCAGCATTATGACGCAGTACTCTAGAACAATGGCTCCAGACTTAGAACTGTATAGAAAGTTTGGATCTATCGATTTAGAGATGGATAATGTGTTTACTGGTGAAAAAGGACCGTTAGCATTAGTAAAAGCAAATTACGAAGCAAAACTAAAGGCACTTCAAGATGCAGGAGAAAGCACAGCACAACTTGTTAAAGAACGTGATAGCGTCATCGAAGATCTTCTTGCTATGCGGGATCTTATGCGTGGAACTTATATGGTTCCGGCTGATCCGAATAGCGGAGTATCAAGAGCAATACGAGTAGCAAAAAACTTTTCAGCAATGACGTTGCTTACAGGAGCAATGGCGGCTGCACCTGATATTGCAAGAGTGGTAACTGCTAATGGACTACGCAAGTCTATGGGCAGTTTGTTTGACGCGCTCATGAATAATGATGTCTGGAAAAAAGGATTAGCGCAGAACAGAGAAGTGGGAGAAAGTTTTGAGTTTTGGTTAAATAGTAGAGCTGCGCAAATAGCGGATCTTGGTGATAGCTTTGGTATGCACAATAGGTTTGAATCAGCTATGTCAGGGTTAGCGTCATTAAACTTCGTTGTTAACGGTATGTCTTTGTGGAACGATTTTGCGAAAACAGCAACAGGCATCGTTGTAGGGACAAAAATATTACAGGACGTAGAAGCAGTAATGCTTGGAACAGCGACAAAAAGTCAGCGTGAAAGATTAGCCGCATCAGGTATTGGTCAGCCAGAAATCGAATCTATATATAAAATGCGCACACATTGGGACTCTACGGACGCTAATGTAATTGCTAACAGCGCAAAGTGGGAGAACTTGATAGCAAAAGACGCGTTTGATAATGCGTTAGCAAAAGAAATTGGAACGGTTGTTGTTACACCGGGCTTGGGTGAAAAACCATTATTTATGTCAAACGAATATATAAGCTTATTAACGCAGTTTAAATCATTTGCAATGTCATCTCATACGAGAGTGCTTGTGCCAATGATACAAAACCCAACACGCCAGACAGCTACGCAAATTGCGTTGATGACAGCAATAGGATCGGCAGTAGGTTGGGTGCGTAACGAACAGCTTGGTGGCCCTGAGATGAGCATTGACGAACTTATATATGAGGGCGTTGTAAGATCAGGATGGACAGGACTAATTATGGATGCTGACAACTACTTGCACGAACTAAGTGGCGGTACGTTTTCTATGGCAAACGCATTAGGGCAAGGACGGTACACAAATGAAAAGAGTCAGCTCCAAATGATATTAGGGCCGTCAATCTCACAAGGCATGAACGCTATAAACGTAGCAGGAGATATACTTAACGGTGATATGCCAAATACTAGCAAAGCAACAGGGCTTTTACCTTACTCAAGGATAGCTCATTTTCAAATGATGTTTGACGCAATAGCGTCAGGTGTAGAGTAATTGTGCGTATATATAAAGGTTTCTCTTGGGCATTTTCGTAAACGGAGTAGAGAATGGCAAATCTAAATATAACAGAACTTGATACAAGAATCGGTTACACGGTCGGTAATACACCGCAAACAACTTTTGCTGTAAATTTTCCGTTTTTCAAAGAACAAGACCTTGATGTTTATGTAGACACAACTTTAAAAGGACTTACTACCGATTACACAATAACAACAGTCGCAGCCGATGATGGTGGTTTTATATCGGGTACTGTTGTTTTTAACACTGGTGTTAGTAACTGCAAAATAACTATTGCTAGAAACATTGAGCAATCGCGCCTAACAGATTTCCCACCTTCTGGCGGGTTTAACATACGTGAACTAAACAGACAATTAGATCAACTGACAGCTATCACACAAGATTTGGATCGCAAGGTTGACAATAAAATTGGTTTTGGGCCGACAGAATTTGATGCAAATGTAAGAAACATTACTGATACAGCAACGCAAAGAGCCAATAAATATTTAGCGTTTGACAGTACAGGAAAGATAATCACAACAAAAGAAGGAACAACAACAGGGGTTGCAACCACTGTAGACAACACAAAAGTATCGAAAGATTTTAGAATAGATACGTCAGGCGGTTTAGACGGCGGCCAAGATATGCAAGGTGGGTCACTAAATTTATCAATAAAAGATCAAACTGGCATAACGCCAGACCTCGAATATACTAATGCAAATGTTACAGTCAATCGCAAAGGTATTGTTACAAAAATTTCATCGGGAACGGCTGGCAGTGGCGGTAGTAGTGGCACTGTTAATGTAGGACAAGGTTTGTCAGGAAGCCAAGGAGCAAACGGTGCGTTAACAATAGAGTTGAGCCAAATAAGCGAAACAATTGCTAACAACGGTAATGCGTATGCGTATCCGCAAGCAGTTAAATTAAACAAGTTTGGTCAAGTTATAGATATAACATCTACAACAGGCGTTCCAGCTTTAACAACAAACACGGTAACTGCTGCCGCAAATGGTGGATTAGAAGTAACTAATCAGCAACTTGGTTCAAATCCAGTTATAAATATAAAAGAGCAAACTGGTCTGCCGGCAGCCGTAACAGCAGGAACCCCAACACAGTATACTAATGCTTCTGTTACAGTTAACAAACACGGTATCATCGAAGCCATTTCGTCTGGTTCCGCTAGTGGTTTAGGTTGGGTTAACGTCTTAGATCATGGCGCTGTAGGAAATGGTTCACGCGATAATGTTACAGAAATAGCGGCTGCTATTGCGGCTCTTCCAAATGCAGGGGGAGTGTTGTATTTCCCTGATGGTGATTTTGTTACAAGTGGACAGCATACAATTTCTGGTAAACCAGTGTGGATAAAAGGCGCTGGTATGGATATAACCAGAGTTAGATTTACTGGTCAGTATGGTGGTTTCATTATTGATTTGTCAGGTGGTGTTAGTACACACATTCATGGCATAGCTGACGGTTTTGAATCTACTGTCAGTGATATGACAATACAAACCACCAGAGCAGGAGGTGGCGAAGCAGGGCCAATTACAAATAATGTGTTCCCATCAGAAAATAATGCGTTAGATTTTCGTGGGCAGTTTCATGCAGGCATAGTAGATCCATCAATTCATGTTGACAGAGTGCATTTTCAAGGACAAACACCGCAAGCGTATTGGCATCGTGCTATTAAACTAATAGATTGCCCTGCAGCTAAAGTTGAAAACTGTTTAATAAGTGGCGATAACTGGCCTAGTGGTTCACCAACAAACCGACAAAGAGTTGGTACGCAATCAGGAATATATATCGGCGCGCAAACAGGCACAAATCTACCTCATGGGAGTCGACCAACTGAATACCATGTCACAAACTGTAACTTTTTCTTTTGCAAAAATGGTATAGAGTTGGCTGGTAGATCAAATCCCGGTGAAACAGCGGATAGTTCTGCTGATCCAGAAGGTTTATATGTTGTCAACTGTGGTTTAACTGCTTGTGAATTTGGAATAAACAGTCACGCAGAATACAGTATTACAGGCGCTCAAGTAATGAACTGTCATTTTGCTTGTTCTAAAGGTGGTGTTCACGGATGGTTCGACCAAGCATTTGTTAATAACAACTTAATGTATATTCGTGAGGAATCATATACTGGGGCTTCTTGTATACATTTTGATTCGCAAAATGTTGGATTAGGGCTGGCAGAAAACGCAGGCAACATAACTGACACACCAGCGCACGTAGGTGCAGGGCCGGGCTTACATAGATCGTTTATTGTTACAAATAATATTTTTGTTAATAATTCTAACACTGCTGCTCCTGATTTAGGATCATCAAACCCTGTAGGCGTTATGATCGGAGAAGGACAAAGTTCGCCAACAATAGAAGGTGTTATAGTATCAAACAACCATTGGCAATGGAAAGGCACAGGAGCTGCTCTTTGGATACGTCAAAGTTGTTTAGATCATGCAATCACTGGAAACACATATTCTTTCAATACTTCTCAAGGCGCTCCTTTTTTATACAAAAACGATAGTCCTAGAAATCCAAAACAAGCAGTTTCACGAAGGGCAATGATGTATTATCCTGCTGGTGCGCAATTATACGATCATCACACTGGCACTAATCCTTCTCTTATAGTAAATCCAACAATACATATAGGAGCAAGATTTACTACTGTTTATGATACAGATGGGTTTGCAGCCAATCCCACAACTACATGGGGAAGGTTTACTATTCCATCAAACGGCACAGTTAAATGGGTGAGAGTTGGTTTGAGTTGTGTATTGAGTTCTGCTACTAGCAATCCAGTTGTAGGGCCGGGTAATTGCCGCATTATTCATTTTGATTCTGGCGGCAACGCAAGACAAGCAGCCGACGATTACGCGTCTAGCTGGGGAGCTTCTGGTTGGAGTCCTGACGGTAAAGCGTTTGGAGGTTGTGCGATGGCAACAGGAGCGTTTAACCAAGGCCCGAACCACGCAGGAGGTTTGAACGCAATAAGTGATTTAGTAAGAGTGTATGATGGTGATTATTTTGAAGTGCGATTTGGCACTACATCAGGTAATGATCTACGGCTTGAAGCAGGAGCGCAATTTTGGATCGAGGTAGTAGAGGGTCTGTAATCTGTGCGTATTGTTGGGGTACAATAGATCCTAAGAATGATGCAAAACAAGGTAGATATTTTGTTGCAATGGCAGACGGTAGCTTTTTACATTTAGATTGTTATGAAGAAAAGGAGGCATTGAGAAATGCGGAGAGTAAAAACGGGTACGCGGTCTTCAACCGTTAGGAACAAAGCAAGTTCTAAACGAATGACAGGAAGTGGTGTTAAGTCTCCTTCTTCTATGAAAACATCAGGAACTAAAGGTGGAGCAGCCTTTACTAAAGCAGGAAACAGGCTCCTTAATAAAACAAAAGCTGGCAGATCATTGAATAAAGCTGTTTCAAAAGAAAAGAAAAAAAATCCACTTGGTCAGTTTGGCCCAAAAGAAGGTAGAGGGCGTTATAAAAGTATTAAAAGGAAAGTAGCGAAAGGTAAAAAATAATGGAAGCATTAATGAGCATATACAACCACCCTAATTTTGGTGCGTATATTGATGGTTTGTGTCAGATTGTTACAGCCTGCACAGCTATTACAATGCTAACACCAACTAAATCAGATGATATGGTGTTTAACACAATATTACGTGTTTTAAATATGTTAAGCGGTAACTTTGGTAAAAACAAAAACGCTGACGATATACCAACTGAAAAACCAAAATCCTAAACAATGAATATACTGGGTTTAGCTTCCGGCATCCTCAAGCTGTTTAATAGCGTTGCAGGAATGTTGCGTGAAAAAAATCTTATGGATGCTGGTGCGGCTAAACAGCAGATAAAAGAAATAGCTAAAACAAAAAAGGTTATACAAGATGCACGTAAGCATACTGAAGCTGTTCGTGATGCTATGCGCAAGCGTATTGATCACAAGCTGCTCTCTAAGTGGAGTCGAAAGGATTGATGCTGGGTGTCAAATCTGGCGAGAAAATATACCAAGAGTATCAGCGTTAGACAGTGACAAAACTGTGCGCGGTGTAATATTGCTCAATGAAGCAATGGAAAAAGCCTGTGCGCCAGACTAGCATTGACGAACAACTGCCAGAGGTAGTTAAAGTCTATAGAGAATCAGGTTGTAGCGCTAGTGCAACGGCTAAAAAACTAAATGTATCACGACATACTATAATGCGACGAGTCAATAGAGCTATCGAGCTTGGCATGTTGTCTCCCGATGAAAAATTACAATGGGGAGAAATTGTGCAGATGTCTTACGAAACAGAACAAGAACCAATATTTGAACCGCCATCTCTGGTTGAAGAAGATATTCCGATTTCGGAGTTAATAGAACGTAGACTGCATGATTTCAAACGTAAATCAGAAGCATACGAAAGCAGAAAATTAATATCAATTAAAGTCAAAGAATCTGGTCCTGTTGGATTAATTGTCTTTGGAGACCCCCATGTGGACGACGATGGTTGTGATTGGCCTAGTCTATTACGTGATGTTGAAATAGCTAAAAACACTCCGGGCATGATGGCGGGGAACGTAGGTGATTTGCAAAATAACTGGGTTGGCCGATTAAGCAGATTGTATGGTGAACAAGGAACAAGCAAAAGACAGGCGTGGCAACTTACTGAGTGGTTAGCAACAGAAGTGCCTTGGTTGTTTTTAATCAAAGGTAATCATGATATGTGGACAGGGACAGGAGATCCACTTGATTACATGAAAATACCGGGGCAGGGAATATTAGAAGCGTGGTCTGTTCGCATTGCGTTGCAGTTGCCAAACGGTAGAGAAATACGTGTTAATTGTAGACACGATTTTCCCGGTCATTCGCAATGGAACTTAGTGCATGGCGTGAGTAAAGCGGCACAGATGCACTATTCAGATCACATATTGTTGGCGGGACACAAACACGTAAGCGGTTACAATATTGTTATGCAACAGGACGGAATGTTATCTCATTGTATTCGTGTTGGGGGATACAAAAAATATGATAGTTACGCAAAAGTAGGGGGCTTTGAAGATCATAACTTTGCTAGCAGTTGCGTTTGCGTTATTGATCCTAACGCGACAACAGAAACAGGACTTGTGCAAGTTTTTTGGGATGTTGAATGTGCAGCCGATTACTTAACATTCTTGAAGCAAAAAGTTTAAGAAGTAATCTAACGTTTCTACATCGTATAGCCGTTCTCCCGCAGAATTAACATCATACGGTATCCCACGTAAATTATGTGGACTCATGTATATTTCTGCTTCGCTTGTTTTCAATGGTTTAGCTTCTTGTTCCATTTGGGTCTCGGCTTTCCGGGATATGGCAACCACGTACATTCCATAGCGTGAACACCAACGCCTTTAACAAGTATTTGTTCAGGTAATTGTGCTAAGTGATATTGCACTTGGTTAATACAATCAACAGATGTTGGAAAAATGTGAGGGGTGTGAAAATCATACATCCATATACTTGCAATAATAACAGTAACTTTTGCTGACCACATGACTCTTCCTACTCGTATAAAAACTCTTCTCCATCTACGGTTAGATTTCCGATGTCTTCGCCTTGCATGAATTTACTTACAGCTACACCAAGCAGTGACAACGCATCATTAAGCTCTCCCGGCTTACCGCGATTAACTATAAACGTTTCATACGGTTTGCCAGTTTCTGGATGCCATGAAAAAGTGATGGAAAACGGCCCAATGTTAATAGTTTCTGACGGTCTTCTGTTAACATTTGCTCCTTTTCCAAATAATTCTTTAGCCACGCTTGGTACTCCGATTGATGTTTTAAAATGTTCACCGCCAAAGAAACGGCTTTCGTCATGGTGTTTATGGGAGATTTAGAGAGCTTTCCACCACAATGAATCCGAATCTCTGGCGGTGCAACCCCTTCGGAGGGGAAGCTGATTACCGTCTCATGCAAATCCTGCGGTTGAATCGGAACTTGGTTCGCTGTCTCTATCCTTTGAGTGTACGACTTGGACTGCGTCAACGTGCAACTCCCATACTTTATATGGTTTGCCGTTTGATAGGGTAACGTCAGTTCTTTCTCTTGATCTAAACGCGCCAGTGACTACTAACGTGTTGCCCTTTCGTCCGGCTGGTGTACTTAAATACTTTGTAACACCGGGAATCCAGCATTGGCAATCAAAATATTCTGTTCGTTGTTCTCTTTCGCCTGTTTGTTTGTTCTTCCATGACTCGCTAGCCGCAATAGAAAAGTTTGCTACTGTGCTACCGTTGATGTCTTTAACATCTGCATCGCGTGTTAAACGACCTATAATAGTAAGTTTCTGATACATCTTAGTTACCTCTTTCTAGTTTGTCTTTTTTATCGTTAAACATAAGTAATACATTGTGCGCTGGCCCACCTTTGTTGATGCCTATTTTCATAAGTTCATCCTTGTGTTGATCACGCAATGCATCTAACTCTTTGACTGTTGTGGCTTTGTTAATGGCAGCTTCGAACTCTTCAAGAACTGGATATTCTTTTTTGTTTTGAACAGCTACATATTTATTAGCGTCAAACTGATTAAGAAACACATCTGCATTGAAGCCTAGATAACTTAGACATTTTGTTAAGCCATCTGTCGTTGCTTTCTTAAGGCAATCATCATCTGGTTTGTTATTGAAATCAACTAGCGATGCACCACCGTATTGACATACTGTTTGTGTTTTGTCGCCATGCCATAATGTGATTTTGACCATGATTGTTTTACCGTCAGGAAAAAATAACGGTTCTCCTATGTCCCAACCCCAACCTTTGCCTGCTGGCCCGAACTGTTCTGTTGCGGCTTGCACTTGCGACATTGCGTCGATTGCGCTAAAACGACCAGCTTTTTTGACAACGTTAGGGCTTGATATACAAACCTTATTCCATAACTCCATATTTTTATTCATGTGGCTCTCCATATTGTTTCAGTGCATTTATCTGTTTTACTAAAAGGCTTTCGTCGTGTGTTTGTGTTGTAAACAAGTCCAGCGTCTTTAAGTTCTGTTATACGTGGTCTTAATGACCCTTTCTCCCTTTCTGCTATTTCGCAAATTTCTGTGCTTGTTAATCCTATTTTGTTTTCTTTCAGTATATTTAAAACTAACATTCGATCAGTTGTGGGGTTGTTTTTGACAACTGTTTCTGCAGCCATTGCTGATGTTATTGTTTTGCCGGGAGCAACTCCTATCGAATTTAAAAGTTCTAATAGGTCGTGATATACATATCTTTCTTGTCGTGCCATTTTTTACTCCAAAAATGCTTTGATTGGATTGTTATTGTTTTGTTCGCAAACAGAAGCAGCAGAACAGAAGTGCATACATTTGACATAAGCACCTTGTTCATACTCGATGTAAAATTTATTTTTTTCAGATTTTGCATAGGGTCTGCCAGCAGGGTTTATTGGTGCCTCCATAAACTTTTCTGCATCATCTTTTGTTTCAAAAACTCTGACTGCGTTAACTCTACCTTCTTTCTTTACTTTCCACTTTTGATCACGCAACCAACGTTCATCATCACTACATAACGGAAGCTGTGTTTTAGCCGCTATGTGTTTGGCAAACCGTTGTTCGATGTAATCATGCGTGTCAGGTATTGACCAAGCTGGTACACGTAAACGCTCTATGGGTGCTTCTGGGTAATTTTGACGTTTGGCTGTTTTAGCTTCGTGTATTGCTACGCTCCAATCTTTATACCAAACAGACACCTCTAACTCGTCAACTTCTATACCGTGATGGTGCATAAGATAACGGTAGATATTTAGTTGTGCTTCGTTCTCAAAAGGAACACCTCTACTGTAACGTGCTACCTTACCTGATTTGAAGTCAGTAAGTATGCCTTGGTAAAACACATCTATTTTGCCCGTAAGCTTCACAGAACGGCCCTCTGATGTTCCAAAGGACATAGCGTACCGTTTTTCTGTTAACGCTCCTTGTGGGGCGCATTTTGCAAGATGTGCGTGTATAGCTGTTCCTATCAATAAATCAATTTGATTGGATACATCTGTATCTATCTTGTCATGGTGTTGTTGTGTTAATTGCAACTCTCGTGGTGGGCGCAACAAATCTGTAGCAGAAAAAACATCTACTTCTGCAAAGTCATTGAGTTCACGTTCACGATCTTGTTGTGAATAAAGCGCAAGATTTTCCCAACACGCATGAAGATTGTGTTTATTGGACAGAATCATCTATAAAAACCTCTTTGGAGTTAATTACATTTTCAAATTTGGTTTTTGCAGCGTGACTTAGCAAAGTAATACATTGCGCAAGATCATCTTTAATGTCCGCGCCTGCAGCTACGTATGCTTTGGAAGTATATTCTAATGCTGATGCAACAAGTTCTGCTTGATCAATGTGTGTTTTGACAAGTTCAGGACTTGGAACGTAAGTGTTCTTGAAAAAATTAGGTATATTCATTTTAGCTCTCTCTATTGTTGATTATAAAATAAAGGGTTCGACTCTTCAAGCATTTTAATGCGGGGATAACTCAGCCCCTCTCCCCCACTTGTTAACGAAAAGTGCCAAGCATCGATATGATTTATTTCGCAGAGTCGATTTCTGTTTACGGTCACCGCGCCCCTTTAAAGCGTTCCGGGATTAGGGGGAAAATATTATAGTATTGTGTTTACGTGTGTAATCCTTGTGATAAGTGTTTGCACTGCACGTAACGGCCCTCGACTGTGAGTAAGATCAATAGCATTTAAACAGTCAATCCATTCTGCAATGCGAGGAAACGATGCGTACTTATGTTGTTTTTCTAATCGTTTTGTTGCTTCAATAATAAACGCAATTGGGAAACCTTCTAGTGCTTCGTAATAAGCTGTCATGCCATCTTTGGTTGGCATTTCTTTAATCATCAAGCTTTGTCGCAATTGATCAAAACATCTGCCTATTTTAGCGCGATGTTGTAATTGCGTGTCTTTGCATGTGTATGGTTCGTTCCGTTGTTCCCAATATTTGATTTTTTCTTTCATTGTTTCAGCTATGGAAAGCACTTTGTCGCGTTTTTCTTGCGACCATTGCTCTATGCTTTTAACTGAAACGTCTTGATCCATAAGCACCGTCAATGATGCTTGATCTGTTTCTTTCAGTGGTGTCTGAAAACTCTGATCGTCGAGATAATTTGGTTTTTGCCTCGATATACTTCGTCCGTCTTTTGCAATGGTTAAGGAATGTCCTGTGCCAGTCTTTTTTAGAGGCACCGTAGGTTGTCCAGAAATCTCTGAACTCGGTAAGTTCGACTTCGATATTAAGTCGGTCGTAAGTTTGGACAATTTCTGCGTATTGTTTGTCATTTGGCCTCCATCCATGCGGTATCTTGTGGGAATTGGTCATATTGTCTCCTTATGAGTCCATACAAAGCAATCAATGTAGCTTCTGCCCTCCCATCGTGTTTTTTAAGAGGCCATTGTGTGCTTGTTTTGAACAACGCAGTAGCTAGATTTCTGCTTTCGTTTTTTTGTTTTGATAGCTGGTAATAAGATTTCCATTTTTTTGCAGTCACCCATTCTATTTGTTTGTTTTGTGCTGCTAATACACCTTCAACCAACCCTTTGCTACGCCCAAATTTAAACATAGATACAACGCCTTGATTTGGCATTGCGTGTACATTTTCTATAACAATATGGTCGCTTTTGTGTTGTTTGATTATTGATTTTAGTTGATACGCACATATGGAGTTATCTACTACTGGCATATCTGTTACTTGAACCAGTGTAAGAGGATATAAACTAACAGTCGCAATTGCTCCTTTTAGCCCCAAGTCTATGCCTGTGACACTTTGCATATTCGTAACTTTCTTTGATTACTTGCTCTTTGGAAGGTAGCCCTAGTGTTTGAAACCAGACTTCAAAACTAAAACACGAAGGGTCACGGTCTCCGCACTCCCATTTACTTACTAAACGGTCTGCGAAACCGAGCATATGGTTAAGGTCATCCTGCGTTAACCCTAAAGCCATTCTTTTAAATGCCAAAAATGGCCTTATTAATGTCAGATGAGCCTTAGTATCTGCATCTAACCGCGCCCCCATACACTACTAATACGTTAAAATACGCACAAATCAAGTTTTTTAGTGCGTAGTAGGTTCTTCTTCCTCTATTTGTTCGTGTCTTTTACGAATTTCTTCACGATGTAAAGCCATCCACTCTAGTTCTAACTGATACGCAAAGAAAGCTATGTCCATTAGTCGATTAGACCAACCTTGTGCAAACGTATCGTCACCAAAACAATATCTTGTCATTCTATTTGCTAAATACTGCGTTAGTAAGTTACGAAACGGATATGTGTGTATGTTATCGTTTGTGTATTTAAGTAATGCACCTTCCGTTTTTGATCCAAAGATACCGTCTACTTTCAGTTCCTCACCACAAATTTTGTTGATTGTTTTTTGCAAAACGGAAACGGCTGCTCCCGGCCCTTGATTTATTGAACAGTCGTAAAAAGCTAACGCAAGTCCGGGCGACCAATTCCAAATTCTAAAAGGTCTGCCGTATTTATTCCAGAGTATTAGATCAATCTCATCGTTTGAGAAGTTCATCAAATCTTCTTTTGTGTACTCTGGATTATACCGCAAAGACACACCACGTCGGGTAAAACCACCGGGATCGTCGGGATGGTCGCTGACATCACCTTCCCATTTAGCAATTAAATTCTTAAAGTTTAGAAATATTGAGCTAAGAAAAAACTCTTCCGTTTTGATGTCAGTCATTTGTATTCCTTCCATACACAATTTTAGCAATGTGCTTTGATAGTTCTAGGTTCATTGTAATAAGCAACAACCAGAACGGTGTAATTACAAAACTAATAACAACGCCTGCAACAAGCGTAGGGTTGATGTTAAGGCCAAGCATAAGCCAGAAAATTACGAAAGTAGTAAGCATATGCAACACACAAAACACACCTACGCGCGCAGTAAACAATTTAGCAATGTATGACATTTACGCTCTTCCTTTCGGTGGTACATTCACCCACGTAAACCAGTAACGATTCCACACTGGCTTTTCGTAACCAAACAAACGTTTTGTCATGTACAAAAATATTGAAATAATCGCACCGCCAAGCAATGCAGCCATCATGCCTGCAAAAGTGCCTGCAAGCAGAACAGTTAGCCCAAGCGTTACAACAATGTCTACAACAACGTCAAAGCACAAAACGCGTTTGATGTTGAGTTTGGCAAGCAAAAAGATGATGCCTATAGCGGCTATAACGCCTGAGAAAACTGTGACTGCCATTATGCTGCTTCCTCTTCCTCGCCGTGTGTTTCCAAGGCGTCCACAAGCTGACGAGCAAGGCGTCCAACTTCGTCCATTGTCATGTAAACATGGGTGTTAGCACCTACAAACTTGAGTAATACACAAGCAGGAGCTAGTTCGTCAGAATGAGCTTTTGGCTGGTATTCTACAAACGTAGTCACACGGTCATATTGGTGATTGGTAAAAATATCGATAGTCATTAGAAGTCCTCTTCTAGTCTGGTTACTTGAAACTCTTGATCTATGTCATCACCATACAATAACTTGTCTTTGATGATGTCTTTGATGTCGCAAAGCTGTAACTCATCTACATCGTATTGTGCGTGTAGATAATCTTTTGCAAAGATTTGAAACGTGAATGTTGTTGTTAAGTCAACTGTTACTGTAAATGATGATGGTTGCATGATTTGCTCCTTACCGCACTTTTATCTTATATTCCGTTGTTTTATGTATTGTTCCAGATCAGTGTATGCGCAGTCGTATGCGATTTCTTCTGGACAATAATTACCCATTGCAACCAATTCATCTGCGGCATCATGTATTGCCATGAATCGGTTATCCATAATCGTTCTGTGGTGTTGATCTTCTGCTTTTATTCTGCCGCAACGATCAGACAGTTCTTGCCAAGCGCTTATTTCTCTTTTTGTTTTCATCATACCACCCTTAGGTTAGTTGTTTCGTTAACCATGTCTTTCCACATTGGATGACGTAACACTTTAGCAACTTCTGCGTTGCGTTTACGTTCCATCATATGTGATTGACCGCGTGTTGGGGCGTGTGTAGCCCATTCAGTCATGGCATTGTAAGCAGCCCAACAGTTTTCACCTAGTGTTGAGGAATTGTAATCCCAACAGCCGTTAAGTTGTTCCATACGCATTTTGCTAATTGCAGGACGTTTCTCGTCTGACTCATGCTCTTTGTTATATGCAATAGTTTTGCGCATAAGATCAGCAAACTTGCTGTAATTGCATGGTTGTTTGTAGTAACGTTGGTATTTGTCATTTGACTCTTTGAACTTCTCAATACCCTCGCGTAGTTGTTCAGCATACTCATGCACGTTGAGTACAGCGTTGGTTGTGTGTCGTGTATAAGCACGAACATAATAGTCAGGCTGTGTCATGCCGTTGAGGCATACAAGACGTTGACCGCTTGCGTTGAGTTGCAAAGCCCACTTGCCGTTATAGCTGTCAAAGTGGTCGATCTGGAAACAAACAACATCGCCAACAACAGGCTCGATTGTTATGTTGGGAAAGGTGATCTGTCTACGCATTGTAGAGCCATTGTCAAACACCTTTGTATTAGAAGTGTAACGCAGGCCAGCATCGTCTAACACGTAGTCAGTGGCCTCCATTGTACGAGCATATGGTATTGGCATAGTACGAGGGCCGACAATGCCTAAGTGTTCGTTAGTGTCAGTGCGTACAACTACTCTTGCATGACGAGCATCGAGTTCGTTTTCTATGCCAGTGTCAATAGTACGACTATATAGCGGAAGCACATCGATCGGGAAGTCAGCACAGTTGCCTGATGCGTCACTCGCAATAGCATAGTTGTTGTGTTTGGTTGGTAAGTCTGCATGTAAATAATTCATAGTAGCTCCTATATTGGAAATAAATCAAATTCACTTGGTTTGTCGATTGATGAGCTAAACACGTTTGCGTCAACGCCTAACAGTGTTATCTCGCCGTGAATATAGTCATAGTCAATTACTATTTTAGTGTCTTCTCCTTCCGAAGTTATTGATACAAAAGAACTTTCTAGGTCGAGCGCAATGTCATGATTCGGTATATGCACATTAAGAAGGTCATTTTCAGGGTCGAAATCAATAATCGTGCTGTTACCGTAATTAGGGCGAAAGTCCACTGCAAAACTAGATGAGCCGTTTGCATAAAAATTAAAAATATCTTTACCATTGCCTCCCGATAAGAGTGTTTCTCCACTTTCGCTATTTGTCTTTGTGGTATTAATAATGTCATTGCCATCTCCCGCATATACTTCGATATGGTCTGTTGTTACATTGATTGTGTCATTGCCTTCCCACGTAAAAATGTCCTGTGAGTTGATTGTTACAATGTCGTTTGTTTTGTCGCCTTGAAAGTTTTCGTGTGGTGCAGCCGCTTTAAATGCAATGCCCTCGTATATAAGATGTGGTAAGTTATTGTTTATAAACGCAAATTCGTCTACATTGTTTGTGTAGAAGTACGACCCTTCTGTGTCGTGTCTAAAACGGTACACATCAGGCAAGCCAGCATCGTCAGACGTTGTAAATGCAACACCCTCGTACCTGTAATGGGGCAGTTGATTGTTAATATAGGCGAACTCGTTGGCATCAGCCGTGAGTATATGATGTCCTTTCTCTGTGTGAAAAAAGCGATGAACTTCTGTATCGCCTGTTACAGTCATAAACTTTGGGTCTTCGTACTGCCATGCCCCTGTGTTACGCAGTACACCAGCTTCGTTAACGTCTGTAGTGTACAAATGCGTTGTTGTGTCAGTGTTGTACAGCCGATGCACAGTCGTTGTTTCTACGGCTGCAAAGTTAAGAAAACGATCAACCATTTGATTGTTCCAATCCTGTTGCTGGTAAAAAAGGAGAGACCAAGCTGAAAGCCTGTGTCTCTCCAATAGGGATGTTATTCGAACTGTGCGAAGAACGACTCTGCTGAGTCACGCTGACGTTCCATCATCACCTTGCGTTTCTTCCAAGGTGTGTATGTGTTGCCTGTCAACTCTTCGTGTGCCTCCTGCATTGACTTCCATACAGTGTCAATAAGGTCAGCCTTGAGGCTGTAAGCCTGCTTGCCTGCAAGCGCGGCATTGAACTTATTGAACTGTATCTCCGTAGCAGGCTGGCCCTCGGCCTTTACAGCCTCCCATCTGTTGCTGACGATGGTCTCGTCTTTGGGCAAGTTAGTGTCGAGAAGCCAGTGGGCTTTCTCAAGCAAGCCTGAGATCAAGACCGAAACGACGTAGTCGAGAGGGCGACGAGGTGGGCCATCCTGTGTCTCAACCATGTAAGCGTGGTCGCAGTTAGTCTTGGCGAGTGCAACGAGGCCATCTGCAATCTGTTTGACTGCGTCACGGTTAGCAGTTTTGGCACTGTTATCAGTCTGAGCGAAGTTAGATTTGTAATCTGTAATATTCATGTCAATAATCCTAAGTTAAAGTTAAAGTTATTTATAATCGATACTCAGTATGTCACGTTCTGTAACATCCTCAGTTTTAGTTAAGTCATAACCAATTTGATGCAGTACACGTTCTGTGCTGGTCAGTAAATCATAGGGAGGTCTTGTCTCTTCCCTATGAAGTTGCAGTATTTCTTTTACAGTAAATGGCATTACAGTTTCTCCTTTATGTATTTTACAATCATTTTCCAGTTTACTTTTCGTACAGAGGTGATTGTACAACCCCATATTAACGCAAAGGCCAGCACAGCTAAACCATGTGCTAGCCCATATATCAAAGCATCACTCATATGTTACCTCCTATGTCATACTTCCTAAGTTTGTAAGCTATGATCGCAACCATAGCTAAAGCAATTAACGTTGGTACAGCAAGTACAGTTAAGATTGCGATTACAAATGCAGTAAGCATATTATTAACTCCTACGTTTATTATGAGTACAACACATACTCACTTCTATTTTTGCCCATTCAATCGGGTCTGCACACGCCTCACTTCAAGGGGTAAACTGCGTTTAGGCATTATTCAGCGCTTAGAGTACCTTAGTAGCGCAAGTCTCTTAGGGACTCTTAGTGATTAAAAATCGCCGACCCCTTTAAGTGTGTGTGGGTAGAACTGATCGCCAATAATCTAGGGCTGGCCCGTCTGTAAGGTTAGTAAGGAGCCTGAAGTTATGATTTCCTGCGGGAAATTATGACTGCAGCCCGACGAACTTACCGTCAGTGATTATTGCGTGGAGCAAGAAGTGTGTGTGTGTGTTTCCCCAAGCGGTGCAGCGTGAGGCTTTCGTACGACGCGATTGCTAACGCCCAATGGCTGACTGTAGCCGAAACGGAGAGCGCCAGCGCGTAGTGTAGCAACAGTTAGACAGTGGAGAAGCGTTAGTGATTGCCAAAGGGAGAAACAAGGCCGAGAGGCGTCCGTGTAACTTAGAACACTCCCGACTTGAGGCCTTAACCATTCCACCGCATAAGTGCTTGATATTACGCTGTAATAAAAAGTGATTTGACAAGCTTTTCAGCCTATGTATCTATTAGTTAAACACAATCAGACAGTGTAAGAGCTATCATGAACAACGAAACCTTCCAAGCACCTACAGTCCAAGCCGAAAAGGAACTAGACAAGCTAGCTAGTAAACTAACACCTTTTCAAAGAAGATTCGCAGATGTCATGGCTATCGGTAACGTACGTAGTCGAGCAGAAGCTGTGAGACAAGCAGGAAGTAAGGCTAAAAGACCTTCAAGCGTAGCTCACAAGCTTATGCAAAACCCTGTCATTTTAGAGTACATCAGGCACGCAGTAACCAGTCGTTTAGGAACTGACATGGTTGCTTCAGCAGTACATACCATGTCTCAACTCATCCACGAAGCGGACGAAGACAAGGTAAGGTTTGCAGCAGCCAAAGACACCCTAGATCGTATGGGCATGAGAGCGCCAGAGAGGAAACAAGTTCACCACTCAGGCCAAGTCAGTGTCCATATAGACCTAGGGTAACTTTTAGTCAGTCGGATTGACGGACGGTATATTTAAAGGGGGGGTTTAAAAAACAGGCCGAATCAATCCTGACCTCACTAATACACACACAATTTAAGTTTTTCTAAAGGGCCAAAAAAAAATTTTTTTAAAACCTTTAGGGCTTCTTTATGGAACTGTCTGCCTTGAACCAGATTTCTTTTGATATAGCAACATTGGCTACGCCTTTGATTGGTATAAGCATTGCTATGTTGTTTGGTTTTGCTCTCAAAGATTTTATAAACAATACGATATATGGCATAAAGTTTATCTGTGCAAAGCATTGGGACGCGGGGCAAGAAGTAATCCTTGAAGGAAAAAAAGCAAGAATAATAAAAGTGGGTTTCTACGAAACCGTATTTCAAGTAGAGTGTCCGAATGGTCGTGTGTTGTGGAGATACATTGCAAACACGAACCTAGTTAATCTTGATATAAGCCGTGTTATTAGAGAGGGGGATAATAATGGGCATACAGGACAATGTTAAAGTGTGTGAGAAGTGCGGATGCGAACTTGATCCTCGCGGAAATCATTATGTGAATGGGCATTTGCAGTGTGCTTGTGGCAAGAACATAGACGAGTGTTGCCAAGGCGAAACAGCTAATGAGTTATTAGATTAGTTTTGTGCGTATTAATTAAGGATTGCCTGTTCAATTGTCTCTAATTATCGGAGGCCGATTTGACAAAACAAATTATTGACAATTTACAACCGGGTACGCTGGACGGTGACAGCCTTTACATTGCGGCTGAAAAAATCAACGCAAACTTCAACGAAATATTTACGCACTTTGGAGATGGCTCTTCTTTAGATGGCGGTTACGTTGGTCTTAAAAATCTTAACGCTGGTTTCATTGTAAGTGAGGGTGCTAACTCTTATACAAGCCGTACACTCCGCGCAAATACAGGTAGCGGTGTCACTATTACAAATGGTAACGGTGCAGGCGGTGATCCAACAATTGACATACAAGACAGTGGTGTTTTGCCTGTTAACTCTAGCCCAGTGTTTTATCCAAACTCAGGTATAACCGTAGATGTAAAAGGTCGAATAACAAGAATACAAGATCCTAGCTTATTAACAAATACACAAAATGCTGCTAGCACCGCTACACAACAAGCATCAAGCGCAACAAATTCGGCTGCAGATGCACAAAAACTTGCTATTAATGCAGAAGATTCACAATTTACTTTATCGGACGGTACAACTACCGGGTTTTCTGCCTTGCATTATTCGGCAAAAGCTGCGGCTGACGTTGCAACGATTGGAACAAGTTTATCTGATGCACAAACTGCGGCTACTACAGCGACTACACAGGCTGGAATTGCTACGACTCAAGCATCAAATGCAAGTACAAGCGCAGGAAATGCGGCAACCAGTGAATCTAACGCGGCTACAAGCGAGTCTAATGCCTCAACATCCGCTAGTAATGCTAGTACATCAGCGCAAACAGCATCAAGCGCAGCTACTACAGCAACAAATGCTGTTAATAGTATTGGAACTGCCGTATCCGATGCGCAAAATGCCGCAAATAGCGCAACAGCTTCATTCGATTCTTTTGATGATCGTTATTTAGGTCCAAAAACAAGCGCACCTACAGTAGATAATGATGGTGATGCACTTGTAACAGGAGCGTTGTATTTTAATAGCACATCTGACAAGATGTTTGTTCGTACTTCTGGTGGTAGCTGGACGGCTGCAGGAAGCGCTATTAATGGTACAACAAACAGAAGCAGTTATACAGCCACAGCAAATCAGACAACGTTTGCATCAGTATATGATGTTGGCTATGTAGACGTATATCTTAATGGTTTGAAGCTTATGCCTGCCGACTTTACGGCAACTGATGGTGCTAATATTGTTTTAGCATCGGGTGCAGCCGCTAATGATACAGTAGATATTGTTGGTTATGGGGCATTCAATATTGCAGATGTCTACACCCAATCACAATCGGATGGACGTTATTATTTGAAAGCTACTGCTGATAGCAATTTTCTTGATTCCGCATTAAATCTTAGTGATTTAGCTAATGCTGGTACGGCGAGAACAAATTTAGGCTTACACGCAGTTGCATCTAGCGGTGATTACAACGACCTTACAAACAAGCCTACAATATCTACTACTGCTAGCAATGTTGCTGGTGGTGCTGCAAATGGCATTTTGTATCAAAGTGCAACAGATACAACCGCACATTTAGCGGCTGGTCAATCTGGTTACATATTACAAACTAACGGAACGGGATCTGCGCCTACATGGGTTCCAAAATCATCTGTTGCGTCACCTACTGGCGCAGCTACAGTAATGAAGCTGTCTATATAGAGAGGTAAACATGGCAGATCGCATTGAAGAATTATTTCTAAAAAAATTTACAATCACAGAAATAGAGGCTGGCACAAGGCACGATTTTACGACAGATGCGAATACAGCTTATGTCATCAAGGATATTGAGACAACGCAGGGGAGCGATACATTTCCTATCGTTGGTAGTGTAACTGCGGGTAAGACAACTGATTTTTCTGCGGGTAACTTTTCAAGAATAGGTCAATTCGGATCATTAGTTGATTCGTTAAGCGGATCGGCAATTTTAGACGCTAGTTCAACGTTATCTATTAGGCCAACTGCACAAAGTATCAATTTTAGAGATATAATTTTGCAAGTTGATAATTCGCGAGGTTCGTATAGTGCCGCTGGCCCTGTCATAGATTATGTCTTGCCCTCTGTTAACGGAGTTCAAGATACAGCTTTAAAAACAGAAACTTCACTAACTGCAAGTAATCCGGGATCGACCCGAGGCAGTTACAGCACTAGCGATGAGTTTGCAATCATTCATACTAATGCTAATGGCATTAAATTATACATGCGTTTCACTAAAGGTAATAATAGCGTATCCTATGTTCATATTGTTGGTGCTGACAACGGAACGGATTACGTGGAGTTAGATCAACTCAACACCTATACTGGTCATGTTTGGGATGGCGTTAGATACATTTATTGGGTGGCTGGTGGTTATGTTTATTTTTATGATACTGACGCTTCAGATTTAACAGCGGCAGGGCATAGCTCTGGTTATAAGTGTCACGGCAGAATGACTAGCCCCTACAATAATTATAGCAATTCCACATACGATCATAGAACAACAGACTATCATCAAAGCAACCATGACGGTAAGAAATATATATACCAGTACTGGTATAGTAATCAGTATGGAACCATTACGCAACTGCCAGACACAATAGCTGATGGGGCCACCTGTCCTAAAACAGTTTTTACTAATTATGGCGGGTATGTCTATAACGGACGCGATGTTTACGGAAATAATGCTAGTGGTGCATGGAATCAGTATTATACGAGAAATCAGAGTACCCCTAACCAGTATATGCGGTCACGCTTAACCACATTTACTGATAAAGAAGGTACAAAAATGTGGGCTTTATTCGAGCGTCACAACGGTACTTACATTTGGGTGTATATGTGGCCTGAGTCAAATATGGCGGCTACAGCGAGTGGAACCGTTTTAAAAAGCAATGATAACAACAACAATAATGACGGTATAATTCTAGTCTCACACACAAGTGCGGCGGATACTGGTAAGTTAAATTGGAATAACACCTATTACCATTCTTCATCAGGAAATATGAATTTCAGATTAGGCGGTAGCTATTTAGGGTCAGGTAATTCTAGCTGGCAAGCTGGCTCATACGGTGGAATGTGGTTCGATGGGTTGACGATGTACTACAGCAACGTCTCAAGTAATTACAACATCTTTAAAATAAATTTTGAAGAAACAACCTTTCCCGCTCTTTTCAACGACGATCAATATTATGGAAGTAGCGGAGCATTTTTTATGATAGCTGCTGAACCTGATGCGGCAACAATCGCAAGTCGAACATATACATCAGCACCCGCATTAACTGTGCGTGTAACAGGTATTAAAGAGGACAGGAGTTAGCTATGGCTTTAATTCAAAATAAAAGAACAGCCGCGCAAAGTGCTGGTGCGGTTAGTTCGCCACCAAAGACAATTACACAACAATTTTATGGGACTGGCGGCACACTTATGTATACGGTTCCCGCTGGCAGAAAGTTTGAAGGCCATGCGTGGAATGAAAATAATTATCCACTTTTTATCGTTCCCGCTGATGGGCAATTTATAGATACAGGAACAAACAGTATTCGCACCAGTATGGGAGAGTGGGGACCATTTGCCGGACAATATTACGACTATACGCCAGTGTTAAAATTACAAGCTGGTGACTCTATTTACGTAGGGCCAACAAATAATCAACGATATAGAATTACAGGGACAGAATCCGATGCTTAATATTTTCGTAAATAATGTGCCTTACAATTTGTCACAAACTATTAATGACGACTTGTCTTCAACAAATGTTTTGCAAAGTGTTGTCGAAGAGGGTGAAACACCAGAAAACAAGTACCGATTAAATTTACCGCCATATAATCCAGAAACATTAAAGCCTTTTGCAAATGCAGATGAGATTAAAGAATTTTGTGATGATGTAGCAGAAAGATTTTGGTCACCTTATTTTGAAGACCCAACAGAGGAAAGTGAGTAATGACTAGAGCAAGAGATGTAGCTGATAAAAACTTAGCAGTTATATCTGCGGGTAATAGCGGTCAAATATTAACGTCTGATGGTAATAATTGGTCAGCGCAAAATAGCCCGGTTGAACTGCCAGCACACGGCACAAATGGCAATGTTCTTACATCAGATGGTGATCAATGGACTAGCGCGGCCCCCGCTCCAACAGATTTAGTAAATGATACTTCACCACAATTAGGTGCTGACTTAGATATGCAGTCTCATGCGATAAGCAATGGGGTGTTGCGGATCAAAAATACTGGAACGCAATCGCAGATGCAGTTATTTTGCGAGGTTTCAAACGCCCATTACACAGCGTTGCAAGCAAGTCCTCATTCTGCATATTCTGGCAATATTGTATTAACGCTTCCCGCCAGTACCGGGTCAAGTGGTCAATTATTACAAACAGATGGCAATGGAGTAATGTCATGGGCTGATGCTGCTGCTGGTGGTACAAGTAACGGCAAAGCGTATTTTTTTGGATCAATGTAAGGAATAAAAAATGGCATCAGGAATATTGGGTCAAACAGATATAA